CCTTCAAATCAAAGTTTCTAATATCTAACATTGATTCATACATACTTAATAATTTATCTTTAGATATATTTTCCATTTTTTCCTCCATTCTTGATATTCTAACTTTTAAGTTTTTCTATAATTCTAAATATATACATATTTAGTATAAAGCTATTAATATTTTGTTATTCAAAATTCTTTATTTAATTTTATCATAATTTTATAATCATTACAATATTAATATTTGCAAGTTAAAAAAAATATCTTTTGTTTTTTTTTCGATGTTTATAGACAATTAGCATATTATTCATAAATTTAACGTTTGTAAAAATGTATATTACTTGTATATTACCGTAAAATAATTATAAAATTTTATACGTTCTTTACAGGAATAAAAAGAGGGTAGCCATTTCTGGCCACCCAAAATTTTACAAAAATAATTTCACAAGTTTTTTCTTATTTTCCTTTATAGTTTCATCGCTTTCCTCAAACACTCCGAATCTGTCGAATCCGACAGTTATCATTAAAGCGATAAAGTTTGTGCTTATTAGAAGTATTAAATCTTCTGTCTTCGACCTTTCTTCTATGGAGTCAAATATTTCTTTGTTGCTTTCGTTCTTCAGCTTGCTCCGTAGCAGGTTTAAATTCTGCCTTCTTTGGTATCCTCTTAATTCCAATGTAATTGCTGAATTTAAAAATATCAGCGCAAACATTACAATCGCAAACTTCCTACTTCTGTGATACATCTTCATCTTTATCATCCCTCTTCTTGACAAATCCGAGCTTTTCCAGCAGAAGTTCCAGAAATCCTTTGCTGATTCCGTATCTTTTCTGATTGATTGTTTCCATCATAGCTTCTCCGAAAAATCCCAAGACAGGGCTCCACGGATACAGGAAGCCGGCATTGAAATGCCCCACCACTTTATTAAGCGACAGGGTAATAGCCATCGTCATTCCAGCGACCGCCACCCTCTTTAAAAACGGTTTTACTGGCTGGTTATCTATCATTTTTTGTGCAACTACTCCAAAGAGCACTCCTGAAAAGAACAGTATAAGGAAAAGTCCGTGATTGTCTATTATTACTTTTAAATCCTCTATCATTAATTATGCTCCTTATATCCCTATTGCTGTTTTTTCTTCTCCAAGTATTTTGTGTATTATTTCATCCACATTTACAGTTTTTTCAAGTGCTTCAGCACCTTTTAGTAATAAATCTTCAGTAAAGTTCTCAATATCATCAGGAATATATGGGTTATTTATCTCTTGTGCTTTTTTTATAAAATCCTTAAATTTTCCAAAAAAGTTATTCTTAACAGCTTCCAGTTTTTCTATTCCCCTTTTAGCTCCAAAAATTATTTCCTTTTCTAAAACTTCCTTTCTGGTAAAATCTACTAGCATTCCTACCAAAATCATTTGTAATTGTGCATTCATTAATACCACTCCTTTAAATTTTATATTATTTTTATTTTAAACCACCTGATAGGCTCAAATTTGCATTTAAACTTGTCAGATAACCTTTTTATACCTAAATTAAATTTGAAGCTCTTATATTCAAAATATACAAACCATTTTTTTCTATAGACTCAATTTTCCAATTTTTTGAGACTATAAAATTTTTTAGACTTAATTTTTTAAAATTTTAAGTCTTAAACTAATTCAATATGTGGATAATCTTTAAATTTTACCCAGTCACCTCCCCATACAATGTTTATTCCATTTTCCTTTGCTACTTTTTTTAAATGATCTGCTACTTCCCTATATTTTTTATTATTGTCCCAGTCAATTTTATCAGGCAATGTAGGATCATAAATTGCAAAATCTATTGCATGACCATATCCATCACTTTTAGCCTGATGATTTGATTTAGATTTATAACCGTCACAATTTGTCACTTTCGGTCCTGGTTTAGTTCTTCCTTGTTGATATAGTTCATTTTGATAAGCTGCCGTTCTCAAACCTTGCACTATCATAAAATCGTGAGGGCTGTTCGTAATTCCTAATTTTATTAATGTTTGCAAAGCTGGATGCACTCCCTCAAGTCTATTTAAACTTCTTTGAGATAACACATATTTTTTCTTTAAATTAACATCTTCTCCTATTTCTTCTACATTTAATATTATGTTATCTTTTTCAAAATTCACCCCAGTCACTTTGTATTTTTTGTTGTCAAATTCAATTTCTGTACATATGAGTTTTTCTATATTCATTTATAACACTTCCTTTTCTTTTATTAATTCCATATTTTTTAAATATTTATACAATTTTGAGGGGTTAAACTGATAACCCACTCTATCTTTCAAAGACTTCAATTTATATGTCAACGTGAACTGCAAAGCATAATCGATTGCATTGAGACAGAACTCACTGCAAAAAAATCGATTATCATCCTGCACCTTGTCAGCATAGAAAAATTGCCCTAAAATTCCTAGATAGTCATAACCCTTACCTTGAGCTGTTCTAAAAAATTCAATCACATCTTTGGGATCGATTTTTTTATCAAGCTCATAAATTTCCATATTTTTCTGATACTCAAATTTCCTTGTTCTAACTCCTCCAGGATTAGATAAAAAAACTTGACCATTGTAAATAAATTCAACATGTGAATATTTTCCAAGAGTCCACAAGGCTATCAAATGCCCTATTAATCTCCTAGGTTTATGGAAACATATATATAGCTTGTCTTTTTCTAACTGCATAAAAATCTCCTAACTTTGCTTTATTTCGCTTTCAAACAATTTATTATATTCAGATTCAGCGTCAAATGTTTTCAATTCCTCAACCGTTTTATTTTCTAAGCTGTGTGACAATGTTGTTTCAGCAACCATTGAGGCTGTTGTATGCTTTCTCATTATTTCAGACATTTCTATGAATTTCTGAACGCTTACATTTACATATTTTTCTGATCCGTCCTCGGTGTAGAATTTCCAGTTGCTGTACTCTGTCGCCATTAAATCAGTCATAACTTGTGAGAAATCCAATTTCTGTCCTTTTGCTATTTTCCCCATTAATCCGAGAATAAAGCTAAGAACTAGGCTGAACAGTATCTTGGTTATGTTGGACTGGTCTATCGTCCTGTTGCCCTGTAAATACTTTGTCCCTCTCACTTCAAACTCGAAAGGCTTCTTCTCCCTCTCAATTCTTAATTCGTAAAGCTCCTGTTTCAGTTTCCCGATCTTTTCTTCTTTTCTATACTTTATCTGATTGTTTTCTATATATTCAAACTCAGATAATTCAGCTGTCTTGATTTCTCCGTTCTCTATCAGCTCGTTTTCAGCAAGAGTGTATTTTCCAGCCTTGTAAAGCTCCTCTTTTGTCGCCTCTCTTAGATTCCCGTTATCCAAAACTGGATTCTGGTATTCCGTTTCGCTCCAGATATGTTTTTCCGCATTCCAGTCTGGATAAAACAAATTGGGACTGCTTTTAAATTCCTCTGCTGATGTTGCAACTGGTTTTGCGATATTTTCCATCGTTGCTATCAAGTAAATAAATATTACTGTTGTCATTTTTTATCACTCCTTATTCTTTATTTTTATGATTTTTATTCTGTACTAACTTGGGAATTAGTGCGAATTGTTATTAAATTTTAAAAAATTTAATGCCCATTTTTAGGGACTTTGAGGCAACTTTATTTTGGGCCAACTTTAATTTGTGCTTAAAATCCTATTGCAATCCAGTAGAAAATGCTCCCAGCAAAATCTTTTCCGAATCTTGCCCACGCTTTAAATTCAGAATTTGAAGTTGGACTAACTGCTACGCTTCTAACTCCGCCTCCGACATCGTTAGCTGTTATAGCAAAACACGAATTTGGAAATGGCTTCGGAAATTTGAAGGTAGCCCCGTTTTCGTTAGAGTTTTCAGGGACTTCATTTCTTCCGCATTGGATTATCATACTTCCTATTCGGAAGTAAGTATTTTCAGAACTGAACAAATTTTCCACTTTGTCTGAAATTGGCTTATTACTTATTGTTCTGAATTTTGATACGTCATTGTACGTTAAATTTGTATCCGCTATACACTCATAATAAAATTTTGTTACGTTATCAAAGTAAAATTTCCCTTTAACTTTGTTACCTGTGTCCTGTATGTTTCCGCCAAATTCCAGTCCTGCTATTTTTTCTAATTCAGCAACCAAATTTGAAGTAGTTACTAAAGTAGATGGATTCATAAGCATTGTTGCTCCGTTAGAATTATTAATTTCTGTTATTAAGTCAATTTCTACTGTTGCTAAATTTATTCCATTTGTTGCAGGCATTACATCTGGTTCTTTTGCTCTAGTTATACTGTACAGTATTTCATTTCCTGTTCCGGTTTTCGCATAAAGTCCTATGGTTTGTATTTTATAACTTGTATTCACTGTTGAATTTGTAAACACTGCATTTAATCTTACTCTTGTTCCTTCCTGACTTATTTTAGACATACTTATCGTTTGCCTTATCTCATCTATATTTGTTAATTTTGATACATCGGTTGAATCTTCATAGATTTTACTTGATGTAATCATCCTTGTAAAAATTATCTGTTTATTATTTGCTAAAGTATCGGCCATCAATGCTCTTCCATTATCTGTTATCGTAGTATCTTTAAATATTGCCATTTTTTTTACCCTCCTATGATATATTTTTTACCATGCATAAATCCTACAGTTGTATATATGTTAAATACTGCATTCGGAAGTTTTGCAATTATTTCGTATTTCGCATAAGTTATTATCCCATTTGATACATAAATTTTATTTTTAGATTTAGGAGTAAGTATGTTGATACTCTTAAATCCTAAGTTTGCTGGTAATATCATTTTTAGCATATTATTTAATTCATCGTATTTCCTAGAGTCATCAAATTTAGTTGTTATTCCTAGTTCATAATTATTAAAATTAGGCTTTAATTCATAATTTCCTACTCCGCATAGTTGATTCAATCTCTGAGTTAAAACTTTCCAGGTGTACGGTATTTGGTCATTCCAATATGTTAAAACTCTGAAAATTCTAATTTCCAATGTATCGTTTTCATACCTATGTAAATTTAACATTTCTTCAAATTTACTTATTCCATCCTCATCACAATATTGTATAAACTGATTATTAAATACCTTTTTAAATAGATCCCACAAAGTTTTAAACTCAGGTTCTTCACTTTTCATTATTTGTCTAATTTCTCTATATTCCTGCATAAAATCAGGTAAATATTCCAATAAATTTACATTTATCATTTCTAAAAATTTCATACAGATATACCTCCAAATGTCGGAATTTCATATTCTGTAAGTTGTAAATTATTGGGACTTCCATTTAAAGTTGTATTCTGAATATCCAAAATACCATTCACGTCAAGTATTCTAGCCTCAAGTCTTGAAATTCTCACAACTAAATTATTGCTTGTTATTTCATTTTTCAAAGCCCAGGTTTTTCTAAGCTCCAACAAGTAATTTTTTATTACTTCCTCAACTTTTAATTTTACAAGTGGCCATGTAAAGTTAGGTTCAAAAGAAATAGTAGTCGTAATGTTTACTGGAACGTTTATTGTTCCCTGAACTGTTACAATGTGTCCTATTGGAGCAACACCTAGCCCTTGTGCATCTTTTGTTGGATCTATAATATCCTGCACCTTTTTAATCAAAGTTTGGCTTGCCTGATTAAAGTCGCTGTCTAATATAGTTAATAGTACAGTTCCGCCACCCTTCCATATAGGAGTCACTTTAACAGCTCCGACACCTTCTATTTCATGCACTTTCAGCTTGTAATCAGAAATATTTCCGCCATAAGCCTTCATGTTAAAGCTGTCAAAATATCTTTTTCTAAGCACCTCCGTTTCTTCTTCGTCCCGAGCCGGGATTAAAAGCTCTGTAATTTCGGCACGTCCTAGATTACTTATATAGTCAATTGGAATTATCTTACCAGTTTTTGCATTCCCAATCCTTCCTGGACTTTCACACTCCAGTTCATATTCATAAAGATTTGTAGCGGTATTGTGCTGGATAAATTTTACTGCCGTGTAATTCAAATCTTCCAAACTGAAACGACTCCCTAAAGGTATCTCGATATCGAAAATACCTTTTGAAATAGCCTTACTTGCCTTGTATGGAGTTATTCCACGTTCAGAAGCTCTACGTATTAAGTTTTCCCTACTTGCTGTATCTCCAAATGTTTCTTTCATGAAATCCTGAAGCACAAAATACATGCTTTCCAGCTCCATTGCCGCTGGAACCAAAGCGTCCCATATTACAGATCCTTCTCGCTTATCCAAGCTGTTCGGAATCCTTGCAAGCATTCTTTCCATTATTTTTTCATAAGTCACAACTTCAAACATATTATCCTCCTTCCTTAGATTATTGTTACCGCCAACCCGTTATCAATCTGAATTTTCCCAAATATTGTTTCAGCAATAAATTTTTTTATCAGCACTATACCTCTCTCACTTTCAGTATCGAACTCAAAAGTATGTACCGCTGTTATCCTGTTATCCTGTAACAATGCTTCCGAAATTCTACGTTCCAGTTCCACGACACAATACTCAACAGGCATGCCAAATAAATCCTCAAGTTCAATTCCATAATTCCATGAATATATTATGTATTTATAGCGTTCTGTGCGTATTATTTTATAAATTGCCTGTTCCATAGCCTTTTGACTGTCAACAAATCCTAAAATATAGTTACCTTTGTAAAGTTCCATTTTATAGGTTTTCGTTGGCTGTTCTTTCACCGTTATATCCGCACTCGTTTTAATTTTGGGTATCATAGCCACTCACCTTCTGTTTGAGGGTCATCAATTCTATCCAGCACAATAAACTGCTGTCCACCCTGCTGTCTTATCAAGAGTACACCTTCCCCAACTTTTAAGCCGTTGTGAACCGTAATTTTTTTACGTCCCTTATACTCATGCTTATGATTTTTTATATCTGTCATAGCTCCCTCAACAACTTGTGTCTCTTCTGTTGAATGCCCAACAGTAATGTCGACTTCATAATCTTTAACAAGATGTGTCAGTATAAGCTCATCTTCTTCCAGGACAGGTACATTTATATCAAGCTTTATAGTGAGCGGAGCAACACTTTCAACTTTTCCTACATAAATTTCAGAAGGTTTATTATACTCAACAGCATTATTTATCATCTGTTTGAGTGCTCGTTCTAGTT